TAGAATTAGTGTTAGCAATGTAAGAACCTATAGAAAATCTTAAATGTCTTGCTATGAAGGCCGTCCCAAATGTTAGTGTCCCACCATGCTGTGCGCCATTTCCGTTGTTGGTAACATTAGTAATAACTCCATCAGCACCTACAGACAAATTATTATTTGGTGATGTGAAGTTAGTTTTTGAACTGGGAAGAGCCGAAGCCGTTGAACTAGTTTGGTCAACCACTGTCCAAGTTGATCCATCGTCACTTTTTTCCAGTCTCCATGTTTTTATCATGCCGTGATAATTCTTAAAACCGATTTGCAACTTAGGCCAAGTATAAGAAGCCTTGTAGTCGATAGAAAATGTATCACCATAACCACTAGGCGAATTCACATAACCCATTAGAGGCCCGCTTATATTATTGTTTTTAGCAGTCGTGTGCATCGTACTATTGGCAATCTGGGCCTGTGGCCCCGAAGTACCATCATCTACCCACCCAGAAGAATGCGTAAAAACTTGATCCGTAAAATTCGTGTAAGGCCAAAGAGTAGCACTCCCAACGGTGGCACTAGACACATACTCACCAGTAGTATCCCTACCTACCGTAGTCTCTGTCGTAATCCCAGTGTCATCCTCAAATCCATCTATAAAAGAATCGTCTAAATTGTACGCTACTCTATTACCATCAATTGCTTGATGTAGGGCTAGCTTTAAAATATCTGATCGTATCCTTGCATCATCGTAAGTAGTAGCGTGTTGACTTACCGAACTAGCTGAAATTCTGGCATTAGCTATTGTCCCAGTCAGTTTAGCAGCTGCTACTCCTGCTATCTTCGCATCTGTAATTTCCCCATCTAATATGGATTCATTTGTTATCTTTGATATGGCCATTTAGTATCCTTTACTATACTGGTTTTGGGTACTTAGATTTAATAGCAAGAACAGCATCTTTATGTGTAGTTGTTCCTCCAATAGCATCATCTGAAATTAATTCAAGTTGGTTAAGTGTATCATACTCAACCTTGCGTTTATCGCTGTAAGCATTAGCCGCTACATAAGCTTCATATTCTGTAGTCCATGTATCTTGATCTGCTTGGCTTGGTATACCGCCGGGGAAGTCTGTAATAACTCCCTCTTCTGTACACATGCCAGCTTGGTGGTTATGTTTCCACCCGATTACATTTGCTATATCGGTCATGGTGCTACTACCTCTTGAAGAGTTATTGTGGACGTTAGACGTTCATAAGTAACACTATCGCCATCGCCTACTGTGCGATTGTTGTACATCGTCTGAGCATAATTATGCCTAAAGGTAGCGTGGTATGTGATCGCCGACCCTGTAGTGGGAGAATCTAGGTACTGATAAAAACAAGAGCCGCAGGTTGAGGCGGCATTGCTGGCGAAATATGACGTAGCAAAAATCGCTATACCAAGTCCTCGACTACCAGCCGCAGCAGGACTGCCCACTATTGTAGAATCTCTCCTGATTCCAAACAAAGTATCTTGGGCGGCAGCATTACCCCCTTCCCCGTTCCAGCGAACTGTAACCAAAATCTTAGTCCCTGCCGTGGGAGTAATGGTTGCATTTAGATTAGTGATATTGGTGACTGTGTTAGCTGAAATGGCTTGACTGCTTGTTGTTATAACGTGAGTCTGGACTGTATGAAGATATGGGGTAGATGCAAGGCCAGTCAAATTAGCTCCACTAATCGCAGGCAAATCCCCTGTTAAATTAGCCGCTGGAAGAGCTGTTAATGAAGCACCACTACCTGCTAGTGTTACTCCAGCAGGAATAGTAAAAGTATCTCCTGAATCACCAAGAACTACGGTATCAGCCGATCCAGTTCCTGGTGTAATTTTATTAGTTATTAACTCACTCATTTAGTATCCTTTAGTTTTGAAATTGATAGCGGATGATAACTACCCCAGAACCTCCTACACCACCAACTCTTGCTGTAGAACTTGAACCACCTCCACCGCCACCAGTGTTCGCTGTTCCCGCTGTGGGGCTAACAGCAGAAGAACCACCATCGCCACCACCACCATTGCCACCAACTCCAGCCGTACTTATATCGCGGGTACCGTATGTTGATCCTGCACCACCACCGCCTCTGAAAACTGCTGACCCTGTTATGCTACTCGATAAACCAACACCACCATTACCCCCTACTGAACTCGTTGTTCCTCCAACCGCACCACCACCAACTGCGCCTGCTCCCCCACCACCTGATCCTGCTTCCGTAGTTGAGGTAGATGAACTTCCACCGCCATCATTGCCTTGCGCTGGACTAGCGGTTGCAGTTCCACCCCCACTAGCCACTCCTGCAAGCACTCCATTTCCACCTCCTCCTGATCCTCCCGGCCCACCAATGTCTCCAGATGAGTATCCAGAGCCATACCCACCACCGTCAGAAGTTATACTTGAAAATATGGAATCTTCACCTACAACGGCATTAGCTGAGGCTCCTCCTGTAGCACCCCCGCCACCAACAGTTATTGTATACGCTTGTGCCAAAACACTTAGCCCAGTAGCAGTTCGATAACCCCCTGCACCACCACCACCACCATAGTGACCAGTAGCACCACCGCCACCTCCAGCAACTACAAGGTACTCAACTGTTGTTGCAGTTCCTAAAGTAGTGACTGTGAAAGTACCAGAATCATTAAAGGTATGTACCTTGAAATTTCCATCTGTAGTAATTGTTCCTCCAGTTGCTACAGTAGCTAAGTAAGGCTGAAGCCCAGTACCGTCACCTATATTCGTCCAAACATTCGCATTAGTAGTTGCGTCAGTGCAACAATACATCTCTCCGGTCGATGTCCTAAGCCAAACTGTTCCAACACCACCAGCTGGGTTAGTAGTTGCTGTAGGCTCCGCAGTTGATTTTGTAATTTCATCACCTACTGTAGTCCATACATTGGCGTTATTACTAGCATCAGTACAAGTAAATATCTTACCTGTTGTAGTATTAAGAATTACAGTACCTACCCCACCTGCTGGGTTAGTAGATGCAATAGGATCAGAAGATTGTGACTCTACTACTTTTGAAGTATTTCCATCAATTATTAAAGCCATTTATTCACCTATTGAAATTTGTATCGGATGATTACTACTCCTGAGCCTCCAGCAGCACCAGATGTATTGCCTCCTCCTCCACCTCCCCCTTTGCTAGCTGTTCCTGCTGTCGGTGCCCCACCAGTATCACCACCAGTACCACCACCATCTAATCCAGCTAGTGAAGTTCCGCTGTCAGACCCACCTGACCCACCACCACCTCTGGCAACGGAAGACCCACTAATCGAAGAGGAACGTCCAGCACCACTTGCGCCTGCTCCTGAACCGCCCGCCTGACCAACTGCACCTGCACCACCGCCACCAGCACCTACTGTGATACTGTCAGCACCTGTTCCACCAGCATAACCTTCAACTGGGGAAAAGCTGCCAGCATTACCTGCACCACCAACTTTTGTGCCTACTGTTGTTGTTGAAGCACCACCACCACCAGAACCTCCAGCAGCCCCCGGCCGACTAGAATTTGATCCACCACCTCCACCCGCAGTGGAAGTTATAGTACTAAAAACTGAGTTAGCACCATTAGCACCTTTTGCGCTATTGGATGCACTTCCAGCACCCCCAGCTCCAATTGTCACTGTGTATCCCGTGTTCGTTACCGAAAATCCTGTAGCCGTACGATAGCCACCAGCACCTCCTCCACCTGCTCTTGCAGAACCACCACCTCCACCTCCAGCAATAACTAAATACTCCACAAAATCTCCATCTCCTGCATCCCCTAGGGCAGGAGTGAAAGTTCCTGAAGAATTAAAAGTATGCACCTTGAAATCTCCATCTGTCGTAATTGTTCCGCCCATTCCAGACATATACGTTACTGGCACTACAGAACTCCAAACATTAGCACCAGCAGTTGCGTCTGTTAGAGAAAACATCTCTCCTGAAGTAGTGTTTAGAAAAACTGTACCCACTCCTCCAGCAGGGTTAGTAGATATTGTAGGGTCAGTAGATTGTTTTGTTATTTCAGCGGGTAAATTAGTTAAATTACTACCGTCACCTACAATAGGTCTGCTAAATGTAATATTACCAGTTCCATCTGGAGTTGTGACTGTATCTACTTTTATCGTTGATGCCATATTATCCTCTTAAACTATTGTCCAAGTTGAACCGCTTGTAACGGTTACCGTAATCCCGCTATTAATTGTAACTGGTCCGATAGTCATTCCATTTTCTGTACCTGCGAATACTATATCACTAGTAATAGCTTTCCCATTGGTGCGGATTATTGCATCTGCTCCAAGACTTGGCCCGCCTGCTGTTCCCCAGCTATTGTCACCTTTAAGTGCCAATGCTGCACTGGGTGTACCAGTAGCGCTTAGCTGAGCAATTCCAACACTACCATCTGATGGATTAATCGTATTTACAGTTTTACCATTGAATAAGCAATACATGGTACTAGGACTACTAATCGTACTAGTAGTTAAAGTAGTACCTGAGGCTGTGTAGCCAGTAGGATCCTGCCTAACATTATCTATAAATAGGGCGATATCTACACTAGAAGTTACGGCTTGCGTCAATGTAAAACTAGTTCCCGTAGGAGAACTAAAAGTCTGCTGAACAAGATTACTGTATCGTGCTGCTGGTTCTACACCTATATAAGCCATATATTCTCCTAAACGCTAATTGCATCAATACGTGAAACTACTGTATCTAAAGAACTAGCCGTATCTGATTTAACTTTCAATGCATCTCCAGTTTGCATAATGATTTTAGATCCACCATCGATAAGCTCTAAACTACCACCTGCCATTATAGGAGCTGCTTTAATTAGGTAGTAATCATTCCCACCATTAGCAATATATACATCTGCATTGATGGAGCCTGTTGCGATATTAGCGCACCTAATACCAACTACTGTATCATCGCTATCACTGGTAAAAACAGTCACTGCTGCTGTCCCAGTTGCCCTGTTTAAGTGTCTTTCAAAATCTTGTGCCATTTTCTACTCCTTTAAAGTGCGACCGACATTGCGATAGCAAATCCATTAGTCGTTCCAGTAGCGGCAGAATCAGCAAGTGCATCTGTCAGCATTGCAGAAGAGAGTCTAAGTTCAATAACATCTCCAGCAAGACCAGCAAAAGCAGATGAACCATCTTGCCCACGTACGCATGTAAGAGTGCTGCCTGTCACATTAGTAACCTTCATAACTTCAATACCACCAGAACTAACTTTAGTTAGATACATGTGGTCACCAGCACCTAAGGTAGGTAGGGAAGCTACGCTGTCTACAACTACAGATGTATCAGAAGTTGTTATATCAGAAGTTAGTAGTGTACTAGCATTATTTGCATATTTAACTGCCACGAGTTTTCTCCTAAGAAATAGTTACTGCCCAACTAATTGTCATCGTATCAAGTACGCCCTTATTGATTACACCGAATACAGTTCTAGCTAGCATAGTCCCAGCTGAAGAAGCATTAAGAATTCCCGCTTCTGTTACTGCACCTGTACCTGTGCCAGCTGCATAGGTTGTAGCAAGAGTAATAACCGCACCTGCTACTACTCCACCAGAAGTAGTTAAGGCCTGTCTAGCTAACTCTGTACCTAATGTAGTATCACCAGCAGCAGCTGCAACCGTGCCAGTACCGATAGCCATATGGGACATTACACCATCCACTACACCTTGCATCCTGCTAGCAATCCATCCTTTTCCGGCAGTAACAACCATATTATTAACTTCTTGTACAACTGTCCCATTCAGGGAAATCTTTAATTTACCTGTAAGAGAAACTGAATCTTGTGTGTTCATAGTAAACTCCATATTCCTGTGTAAGTTATATTAAATTTTCTGTTAGGTAATAGTAATAGTAACTTCGTCAACCATTCTCTGGCCAGTAGTACCAAGCAAACTATGTACATTGAATGCCGCAGCATTAAGTGCTCCGCCATACCCACCCATTTCCCCATCAGTTGCGTAAACCAAATTTGAAATTCCAACAGTAAATTGTACTGCCGGAGCATCTGTCAAAGTAGCAAGATCAGCAAACGGTTTGGTATTACCTAGTGCAATAGCTTCATTGATAGCTGCTGTATCGGCTAATGCTTTAGTAGCACTAAGTGTAGAAACATCTGCAAAGGAGACCGAATCTACTTTACTAATTTCCGTCCCGAGCGTAGCTACATCTGCCAAACTCAACGAGTCTGCAATACCTTTAGCAGTTACTAGCGTAAACAATTCCCCTACAGCAATTAGATCAGCAGGAGCTAGATTAAAATCCATTACTATCTCTACTGCGTCATTGACTAATGTAATCTCGAAGAACTGCTTATTCTTACTATTGAAATCTAGTACAACGTCAGTAACTGCATTAACATACCCTGGGGTAGTAGTAGCCTTGACGTAACTCTGTATCGCAGTGGGAAATACATAACTGGTATCTGCCCCGGCCACTAGAAGTCACTCCGTACTTTAAATTTTAATTTATCAAATAGGGTTTGAATACGTGCGTCCGTATAGGTAAGAAAAATCTCTCCTTCATACGTACCTGCAGCAACATCCAAGGTAGTAATATTCCATGGCATATAACAAGCGCCATCAGTATAAGGAGCGACTTTTACGCAAGTCATCGTATCTAAAATTGTCGAGCTACCTAGAGCACGAAATTTTACTTTAACGATTGGATCACTAATATCTATGAGGGCCCAAGTGCTAGAATCATCTGGATCTAAGGATTGCCCAGCTAAAGCAGTATTGGAATCTTTTAACGTGAGGTTTATCTCTGGTTTATCATCACCAGCAACTAAATTAATAGTTTCATAATATGCCATTATTAACTCCTATGGAGGTTGTTCTCAGCATTGGCAATCATTGCCAGTACAGAATACAGTAACTAACTAGCAAGTCAACCGATGATTACACAAATCCATTGTCTTCTAATTTAGTATTCGTACCTATCTCATTATTGCCCCACATGCCCTCTTTAACTAATTGCTTACAGCTAGCTTCATACCTAAGATAATAAGTATTGTTCTCATCTTTAAGGTCTCCACTGAGCGCACTGTGTGCCTTATATGCTGCATAATTGAGAAGAGCCTCTGTATACACCTCACTTATTTTTAGAGTAGCATACGAGGTCTTAGCTTGCGTAGGAGCAGCTGCATATTTCAGAATAATAGGAGTACGAGCTTCGCTATCAGTACCTTTAATTACGGCTTTAAATGGCTCAGGAAGCAATATAGATACGGCTGTATCTACTGTATTAATTATGTTAGGTGAATCATCCCGTATAGCTACTGGCTCAAAATCACTAGCGTAATATGCATGGATCGGAACTAGAAAATTACTAGGCAGGGTATACTCTTCTGTGTCTATAGGGGAATCTAGCTCCATAGTGCTCTTCAATAAATGAAATCTTTTATGCAAAGCAAGATTAGCTAAATTTATATACTTAATAAATTTATTCTGATTAACTACTTGTACTGCAGTTGGAGGAGTACCTGGGTTAGCGGACATATCTCCTACGTTAGCTATAGCCAATTTACTCGTCTCTCCAGTAACTAAATAGTCTACATAATCTGAAACTTTCATTCATTCACCCCCTTTAAACATAATAGGAGCTATCTCCTACTGTTTTATTAGTATTGTTAGCATCATCCCACACATGCGAACCACGAGACGGTAATTCATCATCTATAGTAGATATCTCATTAGGTCTCCAAGAGTTCAGTTCAGCTAACATAGAAATAGTATCTATCTGATCGTCATGCTTACTCTTGAAGCCTTTAAGAGTAGATAAAGAAATCTCCGCAAGCATCTCTTGCAATTCTGGGCTGTCTTTCAATTCCTCAGGAAGCCATATCTTCTTAGACTTAAATAATGGTACAGCATTTTGCTGGAATCTGCTCATCTTATCTTTAGTAGGGTGAATTCCTATTGTCGTACTGTTTTTACCTTTAGATAAAGTAAAGTAGTTATTACGTAATCCCATCTCATTCTGAATCCAACTAACAAATCCTCCCTGCTGCCCAGTTGTCTCTATACCAGTTTCCTGTGGCCTATACTCCTGAACTAACCTAAACAACTCATCTATAGACTCATTCATCAGCATCTTTTTACAGACACCATCTACCCACAGCCAATCCCCATTATTATTAAGTGCCCATACATTAATTACACTAAAGTCAGCATGCTCTTTATTGCTAGTAGCAAAGTCAGTAGTAATATAAAAGTTATATGCACCCTTATTTTTAAGTACATTAATCCTCTTGTACCAGATTATATCCCCGTCATCAATCAACCTATCTTCTTCTGACATAATTCGAAGCATCAACTCTTGATTAAATGAATCTAATTTACCTGCCTTTTTAGCTTTAGTGTATTGCTTAAGTACATAGTCATAATTAAACCGCTCTTCCCAGGAACCTTTAAACTCTTCTCTAGTACAGGGAAAGGCCTCACATACAGGAAATACATTTACATACCATGCTCCAGACTCCACAGCTTTATACAGAGGATCTTTAGCATTAAACGGAGTACCTGACCAAATGGTTTTAGACTTCGTAGGATGTAGAGCATAATCGACTGCCTTATATACAGTATCCTCTACGTTAGAAATTACAGTAGCTGATCTAGCATCCTCATCACTAATTAAATCATCAAGTACCGCAAGTGTAGGCCTCTTACCCATCTCCTTAGCTCCACGTACACCTGTCTTAGCTCCATACCCTTTAACAATAAACCTATTACCACTAGCGTTATTAAACTCCCAGCGAATATCTGTAAATCTAGTAACAGGTATGTACTTCTGCAAGAACTCACTATGCTCCCATCTAAACTCTAAATTCTTCCGCATATTCTTAACGCCATTCTCAATGCTATCTGAAACATACAGTGCTAACTCCACCTTACCAAAGTCAGGAATACTACCGTAAGTACCGATATACAGAAATAAGTACTCCCCTAATACTGTAGTTTTAGCCAGTCCCCGATGGCACATATTCAAAGTACTCTGCTTCCCACCTGCAATCTGATCAAGCATCTTATAATGCACAACAGGAGTTAAGTGCTCTTCTCCATCTACACCATTAACTAACTTAATAAAGGATATAAATTCTAGAGCAAACTCACTAGGTATATAGGTAGGATCGTCAGTATAGTCAATAGTATTAAGCCACTCATCTACTGTCTTCTTAGTTGGTTTCATAGCATACCTACTTCATCAGTTCCTATAAATCGAGCTAAATACTTCTCACAGCTATCATGCCGACCTGTAGTTAAACTAGAGTCATCTTCTATCCCCTCTTCACATTGTCCCTGCATAGCAGAATTGTCTCCAGCCCACCAGATACAGTTCTCACATACTTCATTTATGTTATCCATAGCTACTGTGGATATCCTAGTAACGCAAACATGAGGTAATTATTAAGTACTAGTGCTATTGTATTTATACTCAGTACAAATACTAGCCAGTACATAATGCGCAATCCTTTTTCCATGTCACTCCTTTGTATTTACAATTAAAGACACCCATGTAGCCTCTGCTACTACTGTTCCATCGACAGAAGCTTTTCCAGTAAATTTCATAACTGTATTTAGTTTAGCAACCAGATTTACATCAAATTTAATTTGATCTCCAGGAAATACTGGTTTTCTAAATTTAACTTTATCTATCGTAGACATAAATGCTGCTTTCCCAGGTTCTAATTTACAACCGATACATATCAACCCCCCAGACTGAAACATCCCCTCTAAAATTAATACCCCCGGCATAACTGGGCACTCAGGGAAATGCCCAGCAAAATGAGGCTCGTTATAAGATACATTTTTTAAAGTAACGATACTTTTCTCATGTTTTTCTAATACTTTATCTATAAATATAAATGGGTATTTATGAGGTAGATCCTCAATTCTAGGAAGGTTCAATGTCAATTACCTCCTCTGCAACAACCCCGGCATGCTTAGCAAGTATCTCACTATGAGCAATTTCCTGCGCACTAGATTGACCATTCATAATCATCTTCAACTGCTGCTTAGCTAAAGCCTTAGTAGTAGCCCGTAAGTCCTCCATCTGATCAGTGTTACTGACAGTCATATCAATCTCTAACTTAGCAGCTATAGGAGCAGTCAGATTCGTCATGAGGCTCTCAGCTGCCTTCTGACGTACCATTTCTGATTTAGCACCTCTCATTAGCTCTGCCTGG